CACCACGCCCTACAACCTGGGCTGGCTTAAGCAGCAGGTGTACGACCCGTGGGAACACGGTGACCCGGATATCGACGTGATCCAGTTCTCGTCGGTCTCCAACCCGGCCTTCTCGCGCGAGGAGTTTGAGGATCGCCGGCGCCGGATGGACACGTGGAAGTTCCGGATGTTCTACGGCGGCCTGTTCGAGCGGCCCGCCGGGCTCATCTATAACGCGTTCGTCGACGCCTACCGGCACGAGGGCGGGCACAAAGTCACGCCGTTCAACCTGCCCGCCAAGTGGCCGCGCTACGTCGGCGTCGATCCGGGCGGCGCGAACGTCGCCAAGCTGTGGCTGGCGCACGACACCGACGAGGACGTGCTCTATCTCTATCGCGAGCAGCTCGACGGCGACAAGAGCACGCGCGAGCACGTGACCGAGGCGCGCCGGCTGGCGCGCGATCACGGCGAGCGGGTCGTGCTCTATTTTGTGGGCCAGCCGGCGGAGAGTCAGGCCCGGACCGACTGGGAAGAGGCGGGCGCGGACAACGTCATCGGACCGCCGATCAGCGACGTGGAGAGCGGCATTGACACGGTCATCGCGCTGTTCAAGGAGCACCGCCTCTTCATCTTCGACACCTGCACCGGCACGCTGGACGAGCTGGCGACCTACCAGCGCAAGCTGGACGAGAACGGCGAGACGACCGACGTGATCCAGCATAAGTCGCGCTACCACCGCCTGGATGCCCTGCGCTACGCCGCGGTGGGCATCGCGAAGCAGCCGGCGGCGCGTGTCCGCTCGGCGCCGGCCGCGCTCACGCGGAGGCGCCGGTGAATTGGTTCAGGAGGCTCTCATTGGCCGCACGTGCCGCGATCATCACGTTCCGCTATCCAGCGCTCGCGCCGCACCCGGTGCCTGGGGTGGTCTCGAAAGATGACTGGGACGCCTACGAATACCGACTCTTTCGCTACCACCATTACAGCCTGTTCTACCACAACAAGGTGTTCACACAGCTGGAGCGCTACCGGACGCAGCACTTGCGCGAGCGCGGACTCTACCGGCACACGCGACCGCTGTACAACCCGGTGTTTCGGCTCGTGGAGCTGGAGGCCGCCAAGGCGTACGGCGGCGCGCTCGACTGGGACGATTTCAGCCACGGCGCGATTCCGCTGCAGAACGCCGACGACCGCGTGATCGAGGCCGTCCGGCAGGTCTTCAAGTGGTCGAACTGGGGGCAGCGCAAGACGCTCTACGCTCGCAACTGCTCGCGCTTCGGCGACGCGGTGATCAACATCACGACCGACTTTTTCTCGCAGAAGGTCCGGATGGAGCTGCTGCACCCGGGCGTGGTGAAAGAGATCGAGACCGGGCCGACGGGGTTCGTCAAGCGCGCCGTCATCGAATACGAGAGGCAGGAGCCGGGTGAGGATCGCCCGTGGCTCTACCGACTGGAAATCGACGAGGACTCGTTCGCGACGTTTCGCGACGGCGAGCCTTTCGCCTTTCACGCGGACCCGTTCGGCAATCTGGCGCCCGCCTGGCCGAACCCGTACGGGTTTGTGCCGCTGATCACGTCGCAATCGCTCGACTTCGGCGAGCGGTGGGGCGGAACGTCGTTCCACGCCTCGATCGAGAAGATCGAGGAGGCGAACGACCTGGCCAGCATCCTGCACGACCAGATTCGCAAGGCCGTGACCGCGCCGTGGTTCATGCCCGGGCTGACGTCGCTCCAGCAGCTCAAGGAGGACACGGCCAGCGTGGGCGATGAAGAGGCGTCGGACGAGGTCGAGCGCAGCAGTGTGCCGGTCATCCTGGCGCCGAAAGAGGCGCGGGCCGAGGCGCTGGTCGCGCCGATCAACATCGCCGACTCGCTCAAGACGCTGGAGCGCTTGCTCGAAGAAGTTGAGGATGAAATCCCGCAGCTCTCGCTGAACCGCATGCGCCGCGGGGGGGGGCAGCTCACGTACCCCGGCGTGGTCACCGCCTACGACGACGCGATCAGCCGGATCCAGGAGTTCCGCTCGAACGCCGACGGCGGCCTGCTGCGCGCGCTCCAGATGGCGATCTCCATTGGCGCTTACCACCGCTTCGAGGGGTTCCGGCCCTTCTCGCTCGACAGCTACCGGCAGGGCGCGCTCGACTTCCAGATCGCCGAGCGCCCGGTCATCCGCGATTCGCTCTCCAAGCGCGACCGGATCGAGCTGCACGCGCAGTCCAATGCGCCGGACGAATGGACCTGGGAACTGCTGGATCACACCGACGAAGAGATTGCCCGCGCCAAGACTGAGAAAGCGGCGGCGACGCGCCAGGTGGCCGCGCAGCTCATCGGCGCGATGTCCGGACAGGGAGCGCGTGACGATGCCGGTGCCTAAGCTGACGCCACGCAAGCTGCAGGCGGCGGCCCGGCTGCTGCCGATGCTGCCGATTGAGGCGGACGTGACGCGCGAGGTGATGGCCGTCCTGCTGGAAGCGGCCACGCCCGATCGCCACAGCACGGACCGCCTGGAAGGCGAGCGTGGCGAAAACGTGCGCGCGACGGAGCGGATCGCCCGGTCGCACACCAGCGCCGTGCTGCGCCGCGCGGCCGCGGGCCTGCGCGCGATTTCGGATGACGAGTGGGCCGCGCTGGTCAAAGAAGCGGCGCGCGAAAACGAGATTGACGATGACGCCGGATAAGCAGCCTGAACGGCTATTCCCGTGCCTGCCCGAGCGCTTCACGCGGCTCGAATGGGCGCTCGTGCTGCTGCTTTCGCCGGCGGCCGTGTTCCTGATCGTCTTGATTGTCATGTGGATCTGTGGAGGTGGCTTTTAGCATGGGCGCAGTAGGCGGACAAATGATTATCCCGGCAGGCGGCAACGCGAGCAGCGCCTATGGCAAGCTGGCGCACGCGCTGGCGCTCGCCATCCGGCTGCCCGCCGGCTTCCAGGGCATCGCGGCGGTGCGTACCAGCCGCGACGGCGTCGGCGCGGGGGAGCCCTTCTACTACCTCGACGCCAACGACCAGTGGCAATCCGCGCAGATCGACCCGGCCGGGGTTACGCTTCCGGCATGGTTCCTGGTGCCGGTCGACGTCTACCCGGGGCACTACATCCATCTGGAGACGTTCGTCGACGCGACGGAGGCCGCCGTCCAGAACCAGACGGCTGACCGGGTGATCCAGATCATGGGCGTCGCGCCCAATTATTAGCGGAGCCTGACCCATGACCGAACACGTGCGGACGCGGGGCACCTTGGCAAGTGAGGTGACCGTGACTGAGTCGCCAGCCACCGTGGCGCTCACCCGGGCTCGCCTGGTCGTCCTGACCGATCTGACAACTGCATCGGTGGCGCAGCTCCGGACCACCGGGCAGCGCGCCGCGGTGGCGATGGCAACCGACGAGGCGAGGGCATGAACGCGCGCTACGACGTCGGCGACGTGATCCGGCTCCACGCGCATTTCACCAGCAACGGCGCGGATGTCGATCCGGCTACGGTCGTCTTCAAGACAATGGACCCGCTCGGGCAGGTGCAGACCTGGACGTTCGGAACGGACCCGGAGGTGAGCAGCCCGGGCGCCGGGCATTACCAGCTCGATCTGCCCCTGACGGCCAGCGGCACCTGGCATTACCGGGTCGAGGGGCAGGACACGTATCAGAGCGCCGACGAACAGCAGTTCATCGTGCGCGAGTCGGTATTCACGTGAGGGTGCCGTGACCTGTGAGCACTCAAGACACCCGGCTGCTGCGCGTCCTGAAGCTCCTGTATCACCAGGACGACCGGGACGTCAAAGACCTGGCCGACACGCTGCTGGTGCAGCGCAAAGCGGCCTGGGAAACGGCGATCCGCGCCGAAGCTGCGCAGTTCGGGTACACCGGGCCGGTGAACGCGCCGCGGCGCGAGGACCTGGCGGAGCTGAAGCGCATGTGCGCGGAGGACGCCCGGAGCATCGTCACCACCTGGAACCGGGACGTGGACCGGCAGCTCGCGCGGCTGTACGACACGAACTACCGCGGCAACCGGCACTACTACGCCAAGCACATGGAGGCGTGGGCGACGGCGCGCGACAAGTGGAAGGCGCGCCAGATCGCGACCTACACCGAGTTTTCGACGGAGAGCTACGCCCAGCGCCGGTTCTGGGAGATGAACGGCCTGCGGGGCGCGGCCTACGTCTTCGACGGCCCGCCGCCGGTCTGCGACGACTGCCGCTATTTGTACGGGCTCGGCGGCGTCGGCCAGGAGGTGGTGGACGCGAACCCCACACCGCGCCATGTCAACTGCGAGCATTTCTGGCGCCTGCTGCCCTGGACGGCGGATGCGCCGGGGCCACGGGAGCTGTGGGTAGGCTGACCGGGTGAGAAGCGGGGGCGCGCCCGGGTGTGGCCGGCAGGAACGCCGGTCACGTCGGCGAAAGCCGACGCCCCCGACCTGACGAGCCGTTTCCGCGAGACGGTATCTCGCGTGTGAAGAGAGTGGAGGTACAGCAAGATGGGTGTCCGGAAGCCAGAACAAGACAATCCCGCTCAGGTGACTGATCCGACCGGCCCTCCGACCGGTACTTCGGAGCAAAACACGGATCAGACGCCCTCTCAGACGCCGCCGCCGGCGCCGCCGCCCCTGCACGAGCATCCGGAGTTCAAGTCCCGGATGGAGCAGGCGCAGCGGTCCGGGCAGCGCGCACTGCTAGCCGCGCTCGGCTTCGAAGCGCTGGAAACGCCCGACGCGATCGAGCAGGCCCAGCAGCGACTGACGGCGGATCTCCAGTTCGCCAAAGAGCAGCGCGAAGCCAACATGACGGCTGAGCAGAAGCTGAATGCGCAGATCGAGTCGCTGACGAGCGAGCGCGATCGCCTGACGCAAGAGCGGGACCGGTACAAGCAGGACGCCGAGCAGGCGCAGCAGCAACTGGCCGAGCAGCAGGCTGACCGGGTGCGCGCGAGCGCGCTGGAAGCAGCTGCCGCTACGGCGGGCGTCGCGCGGCCGGCAGATGTCGTGATGTGGGCGCGCACCTACTGCTCCGCCGACTATAGCGCTCTCCTCGGTGAGGAGAACGCTGTGGACGAGGAGAAGGTGAAGGCGCTGATCACGGCCTGCACCGAGGCGCGCCCCGAGTGGTTCGCCGCCCGGACACCTGGCTCTCCCTCGCATGGCGGCGCGCGCCCTCCGGCGACGCCGTCCGGAACCGTACAGAAGCAGAAGGAGCAGGCTCGGACGCTCGTCCGGCGCGGGATGCGCTAGGACCACGCCAGCCAGCCCAGACTACGAGGAGATTGAACAATGCCTAATCTCGATCCTGTAGCCCGCGTCAAGCTGCTCGATCACATCGGCGAGCGCACGGAGGTTTCGGTGCCTGCCGCGAGTCTGATGCCGGCGGGCACCCCCGCGTACTTCGACGACGACGGGTGCGCCGACATCGGCGCAGCCGACGACGCGGATACCGCGCGGGTGTACGGCCTCACCGTCAATGGGGTGGTGGCAGCCAATCAGACCGTCCAGATCGTGCATCGCGGCAAGGTGATGCTGTACGACGCCCTGGGCGCCAACGTGCTGGACGATCTCGACTACGGAGACATTGTCTACCTGTCGGACACGGCCGGCCGGCTGTCGGACGCCCCTGGGACGATCGAAATCGAGTTCGGGATGGTGGTGCCCTTCTGGGCCAGCAATCCGCCCGAGAAGGCGCTCGAACTCGACATCGCCTACATCTCGCCGGCGCCAGTGCCTGGCCCGTAAGGGCTAGGGCTGACCAACCGCGCAGACGCGTAACACGGAGACGGAACCATGCCATTTCCAAATGTTGCACCCGGATTCACCGATCTGATGGACGTCGCCAACTCCAAGGTGACGGAAATCGGCGTCCAGCAGATCACCGATGCGATCGAACTCTCGGTTCAGCTGTACAACGATGAGGTCGCAGAGCTGGAGTCCACGCTCGTGGAGCGTGGCACTGAGTTCAAGGAACGCTACGAGCTGCCCGCGGTGGCGGAGATGCAGCCGCTGGTCGGCGATACCGACCGGCCCAAGCCGGCGGCGGGGGGCGCATCCTACGAGCGCGCGTACCCTCTCAAGGACGCGGGGCACGCCTGGGGCGGCGGCCGCAAGGCGCGCGCCAAGATGACGGTCCTGCAGGCCAACAACCACACGTGGACGGGGCTCGTGGCAGACGCGCGCTGGCGCATGCGCCACATCCTGGCCGCGTGGATGAGCGATCAGCCGTGGCTCTATAACGATCCGGAGCACGGCGTCCTGACCATCGGGGGCTGCGCTAACGGTGACGCGACGGAGTACGTCAACCGCAATGGTGACGGCTTCCAGGACAGCCACTATCTGTGCCAGGCGGTGGCCATCGACGCGGCGAACGACCCGTTCCCCACGCTGGTGAGCGAGCTGATGGAGCATCCCGAGAACGATAACGGGATGTATCCGGTGGCTTACATCCCGACCAACCTGGTCCAGACCGTCACGGCGCTGCCGATGGTCTACAACAATCTGCCCGACGTGATCGAGCCGGGGGCGAATGTGACCCGCCTGGTGACCGAGCAGACCGGATCGCCGCTCGGCGACAAGCTGATCGGCTTCCATGAAGCCGGTATCTGGCTGGTCGAGTTGATGCGCCTGCCGAATAACTACATCCCGTTCCACGTGCCTGGCATTCCGTTCATCTACATGCGCGAGGAGCCAGAGGCTGAACTCCAGGGCCTGCGCACTGAGCTCTACGACGATGACGGCGTGACCTGGGTCAACGCGTTGATCCGGACGGCCGGCTATGCGGTGCGCAACCGCGTTGCTGGCGGGGTGCTGCTGATTGCCGCCGGTGGCGTCTACGTCTCGCCGGCCGGCTTCACGAACCCGCTGCCGCAGTAGCCGAACGCGAACGGCGTTCAGTGATGGGGCGGGGAGGATTCCTCGCCCCTGGAGAAAGGATTGGCGCATGCCAACGCCTGGGAAGATAGGCGAGACCGTCGAGGCGGCACTGGAGAGCATCCAGGGCAACGCCCTGCTCATTTCCACAGCGCTCGAAATCACGCCGCCGGCCTTTCCGCATATCCGGAAGCAAGACCAGCAGTCCTGGCGCGACCACACCCCCACCGATGCGGCGCTGCTGCGCGGGATGGCTGCGTGGCTGGAAGACGTCAAGGATGAGGTGATCGCGCTGGTGCCGCCAGAGCCGGATCCAGAGTAACGCGCGGGAGCCGGCTCCTAGTCGAAAGGAACGAGGATATGACCTCACCGGGAATCATCGCGACTGAGATGTTCAGGGTGCGGCGCGAGCTGGAAACGACGCTGCACACGATCGCGCTGGCGCTCGGCCTGGCACCTTACGAGGCGCCGCAGGTCAAGCACTACGATCACAACTACGTCGAGATGGCTCACATGCGTGCACTGTCCGCCTGGCTGCGTCAAGCGGCCGCGCAGCTCGACGAAGCGCTGGAGGATACCGCCGGCGCGCTGGACGCTGCGGAAGCGGCCTTGGCGCAGGCCTCGGCTCTGCGCGCGACGCTGGAACAGGCGCTCGCGCTGCTGACCAAAGACAAGCTGATCGAGCTGGGCGGGAGCCTGGGCGTCGAAGGGCTGTCGGACGGCCAGCGCAAGGACGAGCTCATCGCCACGCTGATCGCGGCCACGATGGCATCTGAGACGGGCGCGATCTGGCGTACGCCGGAAGAGTTCGCCGCCATGCAGCGCGTCGACGCCTCGGATGCAGACGAGTCCGACTCGCCAGACTCCGACGAGCCGGAGCCGCCGGCTCCGGACGCATCTGATAACGGTATGGAGTCGAGCGACTGATGGGCCACTACACATCCGGCGCCGAGGCGCTTGCGCTGCTGCTGAATCTGCAAGTCGGCCGGCCGGCACGGCTGGACGAGACCGACGCGGAGAAGCTGGTCGCCGGCATCGAAGCCGAGATCGACGGCATCCTGAAGGCGCAGGGGTACCCGACCGTTCCGGCTACGGGCCCGACGGATCGCGAGCTCCTTGGTCTTCAGGTGCGCCGGAAGGTTGCCGTGCTGGCCTACACGACGCTCTACCAGCCCACCGGCCGCGCGCCTGACTGGGTCCGGATGTGGGACGTGGACTACGACAACTTCAAGAAGGCGCTTCAGAAAGGCCAACAGCGCCTG